CTAATGAGGCTGCGGTTGCTGCAGTACCTGAGTTTGACGCCAGTGATATCCAGGCAAGAATTGCAGAGTTGGGCGGAAGGTTTGGAAACCTGGGTGAAAGAGTTAATCGAATATCCGAGCGTGAGATTCCACAGTTTGACGCAAGCTCTATTAATCAAAGAATAGATGCCCTGGCTAATCGTGAGATTCCACAGTTTGACGATAGTGCTATTCAACAAAGAATTTCAGAGCTAGGCGGAAGGTTTGGAAACCTGGGTGACAGGGTAAATAAGATATCTGAGCGTGAGATTCCACAGTTTGACGATAGCTCTATTCAAGAAAGAATTCGCGAGCTAGGTGGAAGAGTAAACAATATCTCGGAGCGTGAGATCCCCAGGTTTGATGACAGCGCTATCCAGTCAAGAATAGATGCCCTGGCTAACCGTGAGATCCCGCAGTTTGACGATAGTGCTATTCAACAAAGAATAGATGCCCTGGCTAACCGTGAGATTCCACAGTTTGACGCCAGTGATATCCAGGCGAGAATACGAGATCTTGGTGGAAGAGTTAATCAAATTTCTGAGCGTGAGATGCCCAGGTTTGACGACAGCGCTATTCGCCGGCAAATAGAAGATCTTAGATCAACAATCCCGACCGGCATACCAGCTTCTGAGGTTCCACCTATGCGACCTGGAACCGGTACAGTGCCAGACGTTAAGATAAACACCGACACATTACCAGGCAATTTGACTGGTATAGGTGACGGTAGAGCTACGCCATTGCCGAAGACAAGAACAAGGCAAACGGTTAAGACTCCACCGCCACCGACAAGAACAATCATGCCGGTTAAGCCGCGTCCTGTTAAGCCGGCACCACCGACAAGAACAATCATGCCGGTTAAGCCGCCGCCGCCTAAAAAGGCCCCGACTCCAATTAAGAGGGCGCCGATCAAGAGGACGCCGGTAAAAACAGCTCCGCCAAAAAGGACTCCTATTAAGAGGACGCCGGTAAAAACAGCGCCACCAAAAAGGACTCCTATTAAGCCTGTTAAGACCGCTCCGCCCAAGAAGACGACGACCAAGAGACCGGCGCCAAGAGGTAGGGTTACTGATAAAAGAACGAGACGAGGAAGAGGACGATAATATGCCAAACGTAAATGGAAAAAAATTCCCGTACACCAAAGCGGGTAAAGCTGCAGCTAAGAAGGCCATGGGTATGAACATGGGCGGTGCTGCCACCAAAAACAAACGAGCTCCGTCAAGCAGCAACTGCGGTTTGTATGGAAGAGTGCAGGGTAAGATGGGCGGTGGTAAGATGAAGCCTATCGGGATGAAAGGCGGCGGTATGCCTAACATTGGAAAGAATAATCTGCGGAGACCCTAATGGCTGTTAGCGGAACTAAAACATTTGAGCTCGATGTAGCTGAGTATGTAGAGGAAGCATTTGAAAGATGCGGCCTGGAGCTGCGTACTGGTTATGATCTCAAGTCCGCCAATCGGTCCCTTAACCTTATGTTGGCCGAGTGGGCAAATAGGGGATTAAACCAGTGGACCGTTGCCCAGAAAGCGCTGCCTATGATTGCTGATACGGTTCAGTATGACGTTGATGCTGTAAACCCAACCGCAACTATTGATGTGCTTGATGTCTTTATTAGAGAGACAATCGGCAGCCAGGTAACCGATGTGCCGTTGAGCAGAATGTCCAGGGCGGAATATTCTCACCTGGCAACTAAGTCAACAACTGGCAAGCCTAACCAGTTTTATATCAACAAGACCCTGAGCCCAACCATTACGGTTTGGCCTGCGCCCGATCAAAGTGGAAAGTACACTGTATATTGCAACGTGCTGTCCAGGATGGATGATGCAGGAGTCGGCGCCAATACTATGGATTTGCCTTTCCGGTTTTATCCGTGCCTGGCTGCTGGACTAGCGTATTATATGGCTATCAAGAAAGCGCCCGAAAAAGTAGGAATGCTCAAGCAGATGTATGAGGAAGAGTTTGATCGAGCACTATCGCAAGATGAAGAGCGTGCATCGTTTAGAATCGCCCCTGATCTGCGTGGGTATAACATTGCCTAATGGCGTTCGCATCTGACAGAAGAGCATACGGGATCTGTGACATTACAGGATTTCGCTACAAGCTCAAAGACATGAAGAAGACCTGGGATGGTTTGCTGGTAGGTCCAGATCAGTGGAGCCCAAAGCACCCCCAGCTTATGAGAAAGCCTACCCCTGTTGACCCCCAGGCTTTAAAAGAGTCGCGGCCAGATCCATCTTCGGACGGCCACGATAACACCGTGTTCACAATGTATACGAATGTGGGCAGTGGTATTTTAGGTACAACTTTGCAAACATTTGCAATAAGTGCTAATGTAGGATCTGTGGAGGTAACTACATCATGAGCTTTACATTAGCGACTTTGAAGTCTACGGTTCAGGACTACCTGCAGGTAAATGAAACCACGTTTAATGATAACCTGGATGAATTTATCAGAGAGTCTGAGGACCGAATCTTCTCTATGGTTCAGCTGCCTGAGCAGCGCAAGAACGTCCAGGGAACGGTTTCGCAGAACAACCGATTCCTGGCTACACCTACAGACTTCTATGCTCCTTTTTCCTTGGCGGTAATCAGCTCTAACGTATATTCGTATTTGCTGTTTAAGCACCCGTCATTTATTAAAGAGTACAGTCCAAACTCAACTGTTACCGGACAACCCAAGTATTACAGCTTGTTTGACAATGACGCATTTGAACTATCACCGGTTCCTGATGCGGGTTACACAATCGAGCTGCATTACTTGTATAAGCCACCTTCGTTGACTGCAGGCGCCGAATCAGGCACCACAGTGCTGTCAACTAAGTATAGTGATGCTTTGTTGTACGGTACGCTCGTTGAAGCCGCAGTGTTCTTAAAAGAGACTCCCGATGTAGTAGCCACCTTTGAGACCAGGTTTAAAGAAGCCTTATCTCGCATGAAGAATGTGAGTGAGGGCCGAGAGACCAGGGACGAATATAGGTATGACTTACTACGAACGGGCGTCACTTAATGGAACCAATAAAAGAACTTAAAGATAAGAAAATTGCAATACTCGGTCTAGGCGCCTCACAAATTGATTTTGTGATTGGCTTAGAGAACTCTAAAGAATGGGATGAAGTCTGGGTGATTAACTCAGCCCTGGCTGCATTCAATTACGATAGAGTGTTTATGATGGATCCTCCCACCAGGTATCTGGATAGTGAGGATGCCGGCAATCAAACCGAGGTAATGCGTAAGCTGTTGCCTGGCGTAACAAAGCCAATATACTCCTGCGTGCTTGATGAGCGCGTGCCAGCTATTGTTGAATATCCCCTGGCCGAAGTTGCAACCTCGGCAAAATGCGCCTACCTAAACACCACCGCTGCTTATGCTATTGCATTTGGTTTGTGGAACAAGGTGGGTCAGATGGACCTGTTCGGCATGGACTTTAGTTACAAAGAGAACATTCACTTTGCTGAGGCAGGAAGAGCTTGCCTGGAGTTTTGGATATCCAAGTGTATCTCTGAAGGAATCGCCATAGGGGCCTCCCCCAGGTCAACGCTGCTTGATAGTAACGTGCCGATCACAGACAGACTGTATGGTTATCACCGGCTGCCAGATCCTATGGTGGCAATGCCAAGCCCAGAGGGCGAGTGGGTATTGTGCCCAAGGTCAATGCTTCCAGGAATGATTAAGAAGCACAACCTGGAGACAATAGACATGCCCTCAGCACCGGAGCCATATAAAGGATGATTAAAGATAATATAGGTTTAGGCATGGGCCAGATCACGGTTCAGACTACAAACAATCGTGGCCATGACCCAGAGTTTTGGGCAGAACAGACGACAAATAGAATTTGCGGCATATCTGAGCAAGCATCTCCTCACATTAAAGAACAAGCGTTTGCTTTCCGAAACGCAGTTTATAATGTAATATTGACAGGCATGAGAAGCGCAATCGCTTCGGATCGTGTTACAGTGTCCAATAAATTAGAAGAAATTGGCCACGGTGACGTTGCCAAATTTTTAAAGGAGCTGTGACGATGGCTATAACTTCAGCAATATGTACGTCCTTCAAGCAAGAGCTGCTTGTCGGTACGCACAATTTTACTAACTCTAGCGGTAACAGTTTTAAGTTAGCGCTTTACACTTCTTCGGCTAACCTGGGTGCGGCTACAACTGCCTTTACCACAACAGGCCAGGCTAGTGGAACCAACTACTCCTCCGGTGGATCTGCGCTTACTAACGTAACGCCGTTCGCTACAGGCACTACTGCGGTATGTGATTTCAATGATCTCACCTTCAGCAATGCCACAATCACCGCTAGGGGCTGCTTGATTTATAACGATACTCAATCAGATAAAGCTGTTTGTGCTGTGGACTTTGGTGGAGATAAGACCTCCACTGCTGGAGACTTTACTGTTGTCTTCCCAACGCCAACAGCAACAGGCGCTATTATTCGACTAGCGTGATAGCTGATGCCGCTATCAAAGATAGAGTTTCAAGCTGGCATAAATAAAGAAGCCACCGACTACAGCGCCCAGGGCGGCTGGGTTGATGGCAATCTTGTGCGCTTCAGAAAAGCCCGTGTAGAGAAAGTAGGCGGCTGGCAGCAGCTCGGCCAGAATTATTTTCTTGGTTTGAGCAGGGCTCTGCATAGCTGGATCTCTCTTGGCGGCACCAGGTTCTTAGGCGTAGGAACAACCTGGAAGTATTACATTGAAGAGGGTAATGCTTATAACGACATTACACCTATACGCCTGGTTACTTCTGCCGGCGATGTAACCTTTGCAGCGTCTAACGGCTCCTCAACAATTACAATCACAGATACTGCCCATGGCGCGGTGACAAACGATTTTGTCACATTTAGCGGCGCTGCTTCTTTGGGCGGTTTAATTACAGCCGGCGTGCTTAACCAGGAATATCAAATTCTCCTGGTAACAGATGCTAACACCTACACCATAACCGCCAAGGACACTAGCGGTAACACTGTTACGGCAAATGCCAGCGACTCTGGCAATGGCGGATCTAATACCGTAGGCACCTATCAGATAAACGTGGGCCTGGATACTTATGTAACCAGCACAGGCTGGGGTATCGGCACCTGGGGCAATGGCGCCTATGGTTCTGCCAATGCTATCTCTTCAGTAAACCAGCTAAGATTATGGACCCACGATAACTTTGGCGAAAACCTAATAATCAATCCCAGGGGTGCGGGTATATATCGCTGGGTAGAGAATAACGGCGTCACGGTTGAGGCTAAAGAGTTGGCCACAGTCAGCGGTGCTAACCAGGTTCCCACTGTTGGGCTCCAGGTTATTACTTCAGAGACTGATCGACACCTGGTTGTTTTAGGGTGCGACCCTGTTAGCGGCAGCACCAGGACTGGCGTTATCGACCCCATGCTTGTTGCCTTTTCTGACTCAGAGAATGATTTGGAGTTTGAGGCACTACCAACTAACTCAGCGGGTGATGTGCGTCTGAGCTCTGGTTCCTTCATTGTCGGAGGGTTGAAGTCTAGGCAGGAGATCCTGATCTGGACAGACACCAGCCTATACAGCATGAACTTTATCGGGCCGCCACTGACGTTTGCGGTAAACCTGGTGAACGAAGGCGCCGGATTGATTGGACCCAAGGCTGCAGTAAATGCGCCGAGTGGGGTGTTTTTTGCGTCGAAAACCGGATTCTATGTTTACACTGGTGCAGTTAAGAAGCTGCCCTGCTCTGTTCAAGAGTATGTGTTTGAGGACCTAGACCTTAGCCAGGCATTCAAATGCCATATGGGACTTAACTCTGAGTTTGGTGAGATGTGGTTCTTCTATCCGTCAAAGGAAGATGGCACTGGTGAGATTAGCCGATATGTCATTTACAACTATGAAGAAAACACCTGGTCAATTGGATCCCTGGTCCGATACTCCTGGCTAGATGCAGGCATTGAAGACTTGCCGTTATCTGGGGCTCAGTCTTCAGGGCAGAGCCTGGTGTTTGAGCATGAGACGGGCTACAACGATAATGATGGCCCAATGACTAATGTGTTTATTGAGTCTGGGGATACTGCGATTGGTGACGGGGAGAACTTCTCTTTTGTCAAGCAGATCATACCTGATGTTGCTTTCTTTAGTGATGGCAGCTCTAGCAACACCCCTGCAATGAACATAGTCCTTAAACGAAGAGATTACCCTGGTCAAGATTTGACCACAGATTCCACTACCCAGGTTACTGGCACATCTACATATAACAACGTAAGAAGCCGTGCGCGGCAGCTGGTCTTTAGGTTTGAGTCGGATGATGACGACACCTCAAACAACCAGCTTGGATATAAGTGGAGGCTAGGCTCTACCAGGATTGATATACAACCAAGTGGTCGCCGAGCATGAGCAAGCTACTTGAGACCAGGCTTCCCCTGGCAGTTGGTGGGATCGGTACAGACACGCAGGTTGATGTAGAAACCTTTAACCGCTTGGTTAGGGTCTTAGAGATAAACCTCGGTTCTGTCGATTTTACAATATCCCCCCACTTTAACTCAACACAAATTAGTACCCTTCAGTTTGCAACGGGTGCTATAATCTTTAATACAACTAACCAAATACACCAGGCTTTTGATGGAAATGCTTTGCGAGATCTGTATTCCCACCAGACCTATCCAGCTGGTCAGGTAATTGAATCCGGCTTGGGAACTGTAACGGTGAACACGCCATGAATATGAAATTAGAAGATCAATTGCTTGCAAGTCTTGAAGCCCAACCAATGAACATGGGAGGGCC